TTGTAAATCCAGATGCTTATACATGGTACGAATCAGCACGTCTATCACTACAGACAAACGTGATCTCAACAGGTCAGGTTCAAGTTGCTTACTACGGTTACGGTGCAATTGCTACTAAATTAGCAGCTGGCGCATACCGTTACATGGTTGCATAAGTAACCAATACTTAATCATGCCGGGGGGGTTGCTCCCGATCTCCCCGGCAGCAGTTTAGAGAGGATGAAATGCCAAGTATTATCACAGCGTCAGAGTTGAGATCGGTGCTTGGCGTTTCATCAGCTTTATATAGTGACGCATATCTAAATGATATTATTGATACAAGCGAGGCTGTCATTTTGCCTTTGCTTACAACTTTTGCATCACCAGTTGAAATGGTTTCGCTGACTGATAATGTCGCAACTTTTACAACAGTAGGAATTCATGAATTTACAGAAGGACAGTCAGTCGTTATTGCCGGATGCGGGACACCATTTAACGGCACTAGAACAATCAATGATGATGTCGATGCATACACATTTACAGCAAACATCACTAATGCCAATGTCCTTGAACGCAACGTTATACCTAGCGGAACTGCAACACTTACGGGCGCTTCAACTTATGTTGGGGTCGCAGCTGTTGAATCCGCAATCATCGTAGTTTCAGTTGAAGTATTCCAATCTCGTACTGCTCCAGGCGGACAGATTGAAGGCGTAGATTTTGCTCCGTCTCCTTATCGCATGGGACGCAGCTTGTTCAACCGTGTCGTGGGCTTACTTGGTCCATACATTGATGTCGAGACCATGGCACAATAATGCCAAGTACAATTCTCTCGGCTGTTCGTACTCCTCTTGCTACTGCTCTCGCTGGGGTTTCAGCAAACGTATTTGCATACGTTCCTGAGTCAATTCCGGCGCCTGCAGTTGTTGTCGTACCGGATTCTCCATACTTGGAGTTTGACACCATTGGCAAGGGAACCTTTCGATGCAAGATCAATATGACGATTACTTGCTGCGTTGCTTACAACAGTAACCCTGCATCACTCGATAATATTGAGCAATTAATAACAAGTGTTGTGGCGCTCATACCAAATGGATATGAAGTTCAGGCGGTTGAGCGACCAACAGTTACAACAGTAGGCGCTAGCACCTTGCTGGTCGCAGATATCAGGGTTGCCACTTGGTACACCCAAACAGCATAAGGAGAACCAATAATGCCAACAACAGTCATTACGGGTCGCGACATAACCTTCACCATCGCAACAGTAAATTACGATGGACAAGCAACTAGCGTCACACTCGTAAACACACCAACAATCGATGTCTATCAGACACTCGATGGCAAGGCTTACAAGCACGTAGATGATCAATGGGAACTATCAGTTGAGTTATTGGCTGACTGGGGCGCAACATCATCACTATTTGAATCAATGTGGGCAGCTTGCGAAAGTGCACCAAATACAGCAATTGCTTATTCACTTACCGCAGCTACTGGAGCAGTATTTGCAGGAACCGTTTTGCCAGTGTTTCCATCAGTTGGCGGAGCAGCACCAAGCGCACAAACTGACACATGGACAATGACAGTTATCGGAACACCAACCGAAACATTCAGCTAAAATCTAACAACGGGAGCACAGATGAAAAAAGCAATAACAATTACATACGCGTCGGGGGATCAGGCTACATTTGTAGCCTATCCGCCTGATTTCGTAAAATGGGAATTGGCAACTAAGAAATCCATTGGTGAGTTTACCGGGATGCATGACATTCTTTATGTGGCACACAGTGCATACAAAAGAGAAGCCGGTGGCAAGCCAACCAAGTCTTTCGAGATTTGGATGGAAAGTATTGTTGATGTCGAGGTCGGGGTTGATAACCCAAAAGTCATCGACGAGGGAGTATCAGCCGACTCATAGTCGAGTTGGCGATAGCGACTCACATTCCTATGAGCGAATGGACATCCGCTGAGGATATCCTTACTGCAATAGAGATTCTGGAGGAGCGCAATGGCAACTGATCCAATCAGTTATGACAAACAAGAATTGCGTGGAATCATCAAAGCCTTTAAGGCAATGGATGAAGCAGCTGTTGAAGCTGCTAAAAAGGAATCATCTGCTCTTGCTGAATATGCTTCTCAACAGATTAAGAAAACAGCAGCGACTCGTACGGTTTCAGGTATTGCTGCTCAGCGTATTGCTGATGGAGTTTCGATAAGCAAGTCCAGTAAAGTCGGTGAGTTTTCTTATGGCTTTGCTCGTCAAAAGTTTTCAGGTGGCGGTACAACTTTGGATCTGCTTTACGGTATGGAATTTGGTTCCAATCGCTTTACGCAATTTCCAACCCGTACACCAAAGAAAGGCAACGGTAACTCCGGTTACTTTATTTACTCTACATTGCGAGCGATCCAGCCGGATCTTATTAAGCAATGGGAAGAAGCATTTGATCGCATCTTGAAGGAGTGGGACTAATGGCAGGTAATAGAACTCTCAAACTTTCCATCCTTGCAGATGTTGATAACTTAAAGAAAAGCCTAGATGACGGCTCTAAAGATGTTCAAACCTTTGGCGATAAGATTGAAGGGTTTGGCAAGATTGCAGGTGCCGCGTTTCTTGCTGCTGGCGTTGCAGCTGCTGCATATGCCGGCAAGTTAGCAATCGATGGCGTTAAGTCCGCAATTGAGGATGAAGCAGCTCAAGCCAAGTTAGCAACCACTTTAAAAAATGTTACATCTGCAACTGATACTCAGATTGCTGCAACTGAAAAGTACATTACCCAAACCTCTCTAGCATTTGGTGTTACAGATGAAAAACTCCGTCCAAGCCTTGATCGTTTGCTGCGATCAACCAAGGATGTTGAGGAAGCACAAAAGTTACAGAATTTAGCACTCGATATCGCTGCAGGTACTGGCAAGGATTTAGGCGCAGTATCTGAGGCGCTAGGTAAAGCCTATGACGGCAACCTAGGAGCTTTAAAGCGTTTAGGCGTCAGCATCGATGAGGACATAATTAAGTCCAAGGATTTCGATGCAGCAACCGCAGCTCTCTCAGAAACATTTGCAGGTCAGGCAACAGTCCAGGCTGAAACCTTTGAAGGTAAGTTAGCCCGGCTTAATGTGGCATTTGACGAAGGCAAGGAAACCGTTGGCGGATACATCCTTACTGCAATAACTCCTCTTGTTGAGAGTTTTGTTGAAAACGTTATACCGGCTTTTGACGATATTGCCACAACAATCAAAGATGATGTTGCACCTGTATTTAAGACATTTTTCACAACCGTAAAAGACATAGCAACCCCAATCTTTGAAGGATTAGGTAAAGTCTTTAGAATAATTAAAAATTCACTTACAGAAAACAAAGACGAATTTGCTGCCCTATTGCCGATCTTTGAGGACATTGTAAGTTTTGTTAAAAAGTTCCTAGTTCCATTATTTGGTGAAACATTGAAAACGACATTTAGCGTACTGGCTGCAGGTATAAAACCTTTGATAACTGCATTTGCTAGCGTAGCCGAATTGATTGGTAATGCTTACAATGGATTAAAGGATTTTGTTAATCTTGTTAAAAACAATCCTTTGGTCAAAGGAATCTCAGGAGCAGTTGAAAAAATCTTTGGTGGCGGTAAAGCTGCAGGTGGTCCGGTAGCCGGTGGTACAACTTACCTAGTAGGCGAAAAGGGTCCAGAACTCTTTACTCCAGGATCTAGCGGAAACATTATCCCAAACAATCGCTTAGGCGGTGGCGGTGGCTCAATCAATATTACGGTAAACGGAGCAATAGATGCTGAGGGAACTGCCCGTCAGATTGTAGATATTCTCAACCGTGCCACGGCTCGCGGTGGATCAGGCTCTAATGCCTTGGTGTATTAATGAGCCAATGGACTCCTGAATGGCAAGTAACCATCAATGGTGGCGGTGATTACACCAACCTGACCCTTGCTAATTTGACGATTACTTCCGGGCGTACCGATATTTATTCCCAACCCTTTGCAGGTTACTGCAGCGTTAATATCATTAACCTAGATCAATCTCCTATCGTCATGGATATCAATGACCAGATAACAATCAGGGTCAAAGACTCAACCGGTACTTTTGTCAATCTCTTTGGTGGCTTTATTACAGACATAGACGTAGAGGTCACTCAAGCCTCATCTACGGCTATTTCAGAGTCTATCCAGGTAACGGCAATGGGTGCTCTTTCAAAACTGCCTAAGGCGCTCACAGAGGGTGTTTTGAGCAAGGATTTTGACGGAGATCAGATTTACACAATTCTGAGCGAAGTATTGTTTAATACATGGAACGAAGTACCAGCAGCTTTAACGTGGGCAACTTATGATGCAACAACAATTTGGGCAGATGCTGAAAACTCAGGTTTAGGTGATATTGACCAACCGGGCGACTATGAACTCACGGCTCGATCATCTGATATCACTGATGTTTATAGCCTAGTGACCGCTTTGGCTAATTCTGGGCTTGGCTATCTTTATGAGGATGCGGAAGGTCGCATCGGATACGCCGATAGCACTAGACGCACCTCTTACCTTTCGGCAAATGGTTATGTAGATCTAACTGGTCATCATGCTTTGGCTCGAGGTGTCAAAACGGAAAAACGATCAGGCGACGTTCGCAATAACGTTACGATTACATATAAAAACGGCGCAAAACAATCTGCATCAGATGCTGCATCCATCGCCATTTATGGACAGCAGGCTTACAACATAACTACATCTTTAGAACATGCAGCTGACGCTTTGTCTCAGGCTCAATTCTATTTAACCCTTAGAGCCTATCCTCAGGCACAATTTAGATCAATTACTTTCCCAATATCTAACCCTGAAATTGATGACACAGACAGAGATTCATTGCTCAACGTGTTTATGGGCTTACCTCTTAACATTACCCAGTTGCCAGCAAATATCACCAATGGAGAGTTTCAGGGATTTGTTGAGGGTTGGACTTTTACAGCTGGGTATAACTCGCTCTACTTGACTTTAACCGTCTCACCAACTGCTTATAGCCTCCAGGCTATGCGCTGGAACGCTGTGCCTGTTAATGAACGTTGGAACACGCTTAACCCTGGATTGGAATGGATTGACGCTACAATAGTAGCCTGATATAAGGAGAAATATGGCAACGACAACAAACTATTCCTGGAGCACTCCGGACGACACGGCATTGGTTAAAGATGGCGCAGCTGCCATCCGTACGCTGGGGTCTTCTATAGATACAACAACTAAAGCATTGAACCCCGAAACAACATTGGGAGATATTGCCTATTCTTCGGCCACGGCAAACACCAAAACACGTTTGCCAATCGGCACGGCTGGGCAGGTTTTAGCGGTTTCAGGTGGCGTGCCAGCATGGACAACAACTGCAGACGTCACGCCGCTAACGACGAAAGGTGACCTATTTACATTCACAACAGTTGACGCCCGAATCGGCGTTGGTGCAAATAACACCGTTCTCACAGCCGACTCATCAACGGCAACTGGATTAAAATGGGCAGCCGTAAGTGCGCCAACAACAAGCGGTGTCTTGGTTACTCGCTCAACAAACGTTTCAGTAGCCAACGGCACAGTTACTACAATAGATTTTACAACGGAAAAATACGACACAGATGCATTTCATGACAACGCAACCAATCCTTCACGATTGACCGTACCATCTGGAAAAGCGGGTTATTATTGGGTTTATTGCACTTCTGTTTTTGATGATGCAAGTACCGTGGGTAGCCGTTCAAGTTACATCACGGCAAACGTTTCAGGTTCAGATGCAAATTATTATGCGGGTGGGTCAGGCAACCCAACAAATCAAGGCGACATTTACCACAGTTTTGGTGTTGCCATTTATTTAGCCGTTGGTGATTATGTACGCATAAGAGCCTACCAAACATCTGGCGGTGCTTTAGATTACATTGGTGACGGCGTAGTTTCTCGTTTCGGCATGTATTACATTGGAGCATAAAAT